TTCATACTCGCTGTCCTGCCCGCGGGGACGGAGTGCATCGTCGGCCAGGTCAACAGGGTGCCGGAACCCCGCACCCCCGACTTTGTTGTCATGACCCCGATCCACTCGCAGCGTCAGGCGACCAACGTCGTCACCTACGACGACTGCCGCTGCGTCGGCTCGATCGCCGGCACCGTCATGTCGATCTCGCAGGTGGACTTCGGCGCGATCAGCGTCGGCAGCGTGATCTTCGGCCTGGGTGTCACCGAGGGTACGGTCGTCACCGGGACGCTCGGCGGGACCGGCGGTGTCGGTGACTACAGCGTGTCGCCGTCGCAGAGCATGTCGGGTGTCCTCGCTGCCGGCGTCATGAACGTGTTGAAGTCGACGAAGCTGGTGATACAGCTCGACGTTCACGGCCCTGCCTCCTACGGCAACGCGCAGCGCCTGTCCACCCTGATACGCGACGACTACTGCTCGCTGTTCTTCCAGCGCGCAGGCTACCCCGGGATCTCGCCGATCGACGCCGACGAGCCGCGCCAGATCCCTTTCATCAACGCCGAGTCGCAGTACGAGACGCGGTGGATCGTCGACACCTCCCTGGACGTTGAGTTCACGGTCGCCGATATCCCGCAGGAGTTCGCCGACACGGTGGAGGTCACCACGGTCGAGGCAGACATCCTTCCCTGAGGAGTACAAGCAAGATGTCCACGATTCCCGCAAGTGAGATCGTCCAGGTAAACCCGTCCGTGCTCGCCGCGGGCGGTCGGTCGCTGGATATGAACGGCATCCTGGTGACGCAGTCGACGCGCGTCCCGATCGGCACGGTGCCCGGCTTCGCCACAGCGCTCGACGTCGCCAACTACTTCGGCCCCGCGTCGCCCGAGGCTGCGCAGGCCGCTGTTTATTTCGACGGCTTCATCAACTCGCACATCAAGCCGGCGCAGATGCTGGCCGTGCAGTACCCGGGGACGGCGGTCGCCGCCTACGTGCGCGGCGGCACGATCTCGGGCCTGACGCTGCAGCAGCTGCAGCTCCTGTCGGGATCGCTGTCGGTCGTCGTCGACGGCTACACCTGGTCGGCTGCCTCGATCGACCTCGCCGCGGCGACCTCGTTCTCTGCCGCGGCGGCCATCATCCAGGCGGCGCTGATCTCGGTCGTCCCCACGGTGGCGACCTGCACCGGATCCATCGGCCCCAAGACCGCCTCCTTCACTGGTGTCATCGCCGGCCACCTCCTCACGGTGACCAGCCTGACCGGCACCACCCTCCAGGTGGGCGCGACCGTTGCGGGAACAGGCGTCGTCGCCGGCACCAGGATCACCGGGCAGCTCTCGGGTGTTGCGGGGCTCGCCGGTGTGTACGCCGTCAACAACTCGCAGGACATCGCCAGCGAGGCGATGACCGCCACCTACGGCCTCCTCAACGTGACGATCGGCGGGACGGGCTTCATCCAGCCCGGTCTGGTGGTCACGGGTTCGGGTGTCACCGCGAGCACGCTGCTCACAGCGCAGCTCTCGGGCACGCTCGGCGGCGTCGGTGTCTACGTCGTGGCACCCGCGCAGACCGTGTCCTCAACGCTCCTGACGCTCAAGGGCGCCGCGCCCACCGTCACCTACGACTCCATCACGGCCGCCTTCGCTGTGACCTCGGGCATCACCGGCGCCTACTCGACGATCGCCTACGGGACGGGTACGCTGGCAACGCCGCTCAACCTGACGAACGCGTCAGGTGCCGTGCTCTCGCAGGGTGCCGATCCGGCGACGCCCACCCCGTTCATGAACTCCATCACCAACATCACGCAGAATTGGGCGACGTTCTGGACGCTCTTCGACCCCGACTACGACTCCGGGGACAACACCCAGAAGCTGCTGTTCGCGCAGTGGGTCAACAGCACCAACAATCGGTACGCCTACGTGTGCTGGGACACCGACGAGTCGCCTGCGGTCTCCGTCCCCGACACCACCTCCCTCGGGTACCTGCTCCGGCAGTCCAACTCGTCGGGCACCTTCCTCATCGGCATGGGTCAGGGTGCCAGCAACAACGCGGGTGGGGCTTCGCCTGTCACTGCCGAGTACGCCGCGTTCGTCTGCGGCAGCGCGGCGGCGATCGACTTCACGCAGTTCAACGGCCGCACCACGTTCGCGTTCCGGCGCAAGTCGGGCCTCAACCCGACGGTTACCGACGCGACGTCGGCGAGCAACCTGCTGCAGAACGGGTACAACGTCTACGGGGCGTACGCCACCGCGAACGACGACTTCATCTGGATGTACAACGGCTCGATCTCGGGCCAGTTCCTCTGGATGGACTCGTACATCGACCAGATCTGGATGAACAACGGCTTCCAGCTGGCCCTGATGGTCCTGCTTCGCGACGCCAAGTCCATCCCGTACAACACCGCGGGCTACGCGCTGATCAGCGCCGCGTGCAAGGACCAGATCCTCGCCGCACTCAACTTCGGCGCGATCCGAACAGGCGTCACCCTGTCCGAGTCGCAGGCAGCCCAGGTCAACTCGCAGGCCGGGATCAAGATCGACGACATCCTGAACCGGCAAGGCTGGTACCTGCAGATCCGCGACGCGGCCCCGCTGACCCGGCAGGCCCGCGGTTCGCCGCCCTGCACTTTCTGGTACATGGACGGACAGTCGGTACAGAGAATAGTGCTTGAGTCCATCGAGCTCGTCTGAGGCGACCCGGTAGCAAAGGAGTCACACTACCATGCCTTCAATCACGTCGGCAAATGCGGTGATCGCCATGGCGATCACCAACCTGTTCTCGTCGCCCCAGCAGCTGCAGGGCTTCGCGGCAGACGACATCTTCACAACGGACGTCATCGACGCGTCCGAGCACGTCATGGGTATGGACGGCATCCTGTCCGCCGGCTACGTGCCGGCCCCCATCCCGCAGCACTTCGCGCTGCAGGCGAACAGCGTGTCGGTCGCGCTGTTCGATACCTGGTATCAGTCGCAGCGCCTGATACGAGACGTCTACTTCGCGCAGGCGACGATCGTGCTCACCTCGATCGGAACGAAATGGGAGTGCGTCAACGGCGTGCTCCGCAACTACCCGGTCGTTCCCGACGCGCAGCGCGTGCTGCAGAAGCGGCGCTTCACGATCATCTGGGAGTCGGTGACTCCGCAGCCGCTGGTACCGGGGTCGGTGTAGTCTCACATGCGCAAGAGCAAGATGGTTGCCATCACCGATGGGTCGCGGGAGACCAACCGCGACTTTGGCAAGAGGTTCTTGCTGACAGAGATGTCAGCAAGCCGGGTGGAGCGTTGGGCGACCCGCGCTTTCATGGCGATGGCCCGCTCGGGGGTCGACATACCCCCCGAGGTCGTGCAGACAGGCATGATCGGCATCGCCGTCCTCGGGCTGCGCGCGCTCGCCATGGGTGGGGTGCACTACGACGAGGTCGAACCGCTGCTCGACGAAATGCTGGAGTGTGTCCGCATCATCGAGGACGTGCAGCACCCGGAACTCGCGCGTCCCCTGATCGAGGACCAGGTCGGCGCGGAGGACGACATTCAGGAGGTGTCCACGCGCATCTTCCTGCGGCAGGAGGTGTTCGATCTTCACGTGGGTTTTTTTCAACCCGGAGGCCGGTCGACGACGACGTCGACATCGGACCAGAAGTCTCCGGGTTGATCGACTACCCGAACCTGACCGGTCCTCTCGGCTGCATCGTGTCGTCGCAGCTGGCGACCCTGCGCGAGCTCGACGAGTTCTACTCGCTCGAGGACGCCTACCTGTTCCTCGACGTCATCAAGGTCGACGCGCACAACAGGCGCGTGCTCCAGGCCGCCGCGGCAAAAGAGACGAACTGATCCATGGCAACGGTGATAGACGAACTGATCGTCAAGCTCGACCTGGACGCCTCGACGTTCACAGCCGAGCAGAAGAAGATCCTCGACTCGCTCGCCAAGATCAGGCGGGAGGGCGAGGGATCGGCCAAGGACGTCAGGTCGGGTGTCGACAAGACGACCGAGGCGTTCGGCGCGCTGCAGCGTAGATTGCTGGGTGTCGCCGCTCT